TAGATTATTTAATTGATAAGATAAGTCCTGAAAGAGCTGTTGGTAAAACATTAATGAAAATGCCAAAGGATCCTGACAAAGTATTAACAGGTATGGACTATCATGTTAAAGGTCATCACTTTAATTTAAAGAGAAGTAGTTTAAGAAAACCTTGTCCAACAATTACTGCGATGGGTAATCTTGCTGGTGTTGCTGGTACTTGTCACCCAACAGAAGATAGAAAGTTTACTATAAAAGAATTGAAAAGAATTATGTCACTGCCTGAAGACTTTAAATTGACAGGTAAACTTAATCAAAGATCAGAACGAGTAGGTCGTATGGTTCCACCGTTGATGATGAAGGCACTCGCAGAGAGTGTATATAACAAAGTGTTAAAACCATATAAGGAGTTAAACAATGACTAAATTTACTTTTGCCACAAGTAAAGAAGGCTTCGATAATCACATAGATAAATCTGTTCGTGGTTATAGTCAACTATGGGGCGATATACTTAACTTATCAAAATACTTTGTAGAAGACTATACACAAGTTGTTGATATGGGTTGTTCATCAGGTAAACTATTAAAAGGTATGATAGATCAAAACAATAAGAATATTCCTCACGCACAATATACAGGTATAGAAATAGAAGATGATTTTTTTGGAGACTATCCACATGACGAGGAGAAGTATCATCAACTAAATTATTTCAGAGGTGATGTAAGAGAGTTTGATTTTCAAAACTGTTCTTTGGTTACTTCTATATTTACTTTACAATTTATGTCACCTAAAGATAGACAAGAGACGATTAATAAAATCTACAAAGGTCTTAATACAGGTGGTGCGTTTATCTTTTCAGAAAAAGTTTTTAGTTGTAATCCAAGGGTACAAGACATGATGACCTTTATGTTTTACGATTATAAAAGACAACACTTTACTGATAAAGAAATACTTGACAAAGAAGTAACTTTAAGACACATGATGAAACCAAATACAAAAACTGAATTGTATAAAATGGTACAAGATGCTGGCTTTGAAATACATAACTTTTGGCAGAACTTTAATTTTGTAGGTGTTATCGCTTTAAAGAAATAATAAATATGTTCTATGGCAATACCTATAACAAAGTATGAAGAACTAAAAGAGTATTGGGATTATCAACGTAAGATAGAATACAATAGAGAAGTAATTTATTTTATGGCTGACAAGTTTCAAAACAGAGTCTATAATGACATGGGTAATGTATCCATAGAAAACTTAAAAAAGATACTATGGGAAAGAGTACAACCTGAGGATTATGAAGAACCTAGAAAAGGCTATGTACCAGAAGATGAAAGTTTAAGAATTGAAGGAGAGGGTAAAGCTTTTCTACCAAGGATAATGATACCAAATGATGAACACTTTAAGGGTTGACAAGTTGAGTAAAATGATATATAATAAGAAGATAAATTTATAGGAGTTATGGAATGAGTGATTTTTTAAAAGATATAATTAAAGAAACTGGTAATGAATATGCTGGTTTAGTAAGTGATGGAATAGACAGCGCTGATGTCACAAATTTTATAGACACAGGTTCGTATTCGTTTAACGCATTATTGTCTGGTAGTATCTATGGTGGTATGCCGGCAAACAAGATTACAGCAATCGCTGGTGAAGCCGCAACAGGTAAAACATTTTTCGCACTAGGTATATGTAAAGCATTTTTAGATAAGGATCCTGAAGCAGGTATTATCTACTTTGAATCAGAAAGTGCTATCTCAAAACAAATGATTGAGGCTAGAGGTATTGATTCTAAAAGAATGGTTATCGTACCAGTTGCCACAGTACAAGAATTTAGAAACCAGTCAATCAAAATACTAGACAAGTATATTGATCAAACAGAGAAGACTAAAAAACCTTTGATGTTTGTACTTGACAGTTTAGGTATGTTATCTACTACAAAAGAAATGGAAGATACTGCCGCAGGTAAAGAAACAAGAGACATGACTAGATCACAAATAGTCAAATCAACATTTAGAGTATTAACATTGAAACTTGGTAAAGCAAACATACCAATGATTATGACTAACCACACATATGATGTCATAGGTTCAATGTTCCCTCAAAAAGAAATGGGCGGTGGTAGTGGTTTAAAATACGCAGCCTCATCAATCATCTATCTCAGTAAAAGAAAAGACAAAGAAGGTACTGAGGTTGTTGGAAACATTATACATTGTAAAAATTTCAAATCTAGGTTAACAAAAGAAAACGCAATGATAGATGTCAAGCTTACATACAAGACAGGCTTAGACAAATATTATGGTCTAATAGAACTCGGTGAAGAAGCTGGTATATTTAAAAAGGTATCTACAAGATACGAAATGCCAGATGGTTCTAAAGTTTTCGGTAAGAACATCAATGATAATCCAGAGAAGTATTTTACAAAGGAAGTGTTAGACAAAATAGATGAACAAGCAAAAAGAAAATTCCAATACGGATCAGACGAAGACGAGTAAACGATACGCCTTTGCTCAAAGAAAAGGTGATGACTTTAGTTGTTTAAAAATACTTGACGGACAATACGAAGGTATTATCTACAAGTATAATGAAGTAAAGTTTTCTCAAACTGAAAATGCTAATGGTGAAATACCTTTAAAGTTTACTTATGACATTATGGCTAATCCTAATGAGGAAGATGTTAATTCGGAAGACTTTAGAAATTACATAGGTGATATATTAGTTGAGTGTGTTGATGAACAATTAAAGAATGGAAATATACAAATAGATGAATGATAGAATAGAGAATACCATAATAAACAATTTGTTCTTTAATGAACCATTTACAAGAAAGACTATTCCATTTCTTAAAGAAACTTACTTTACTAAACGTGAAGAAAAAATATTGTTCTCAGAAATACATAAGTTTCTACACACATATAATAATCTTCCTACAAAAGAAGCTATCTTAATTGAACTTAATAATAGAAAAGATTTAAACGAAGAAGAATACAAGATCACAAAAGAGTTAGTCAATAGTATTACACAAGAAGATGTGGATTTAAAATGGCTAACAGATACAACAGAAAAGTTTTGTAAAGATAGAGCTGTTCACAATGCTGTATTAGAAGGTATAAAAATTTTAGATGGTAAAGATAAAACAAGATCACCAGAGGCGTTACCTAGTTTACTAGGCGATGCGTTAGGTGTAAGTTTTGATAAACACGTTGGCCATGATTACATAGAAGACGCACAAGATAGATTTGATTGGTACCATACTAAAGAAAAAAGATATCCGTTTGATTTATCTTACTTCAATAGAATTACAAAAGGTGGTATACCAAGTAAGACTTTGAATATCGCATTGGCTGGTACTGGTGTTGGTAAGTCATTGTTTATGTGTCATGCTGCGTCAGCATTCTTAACACAAGGTCTTAATGTATTATACATCACACTAGAGATGGCTGAAGAACGTATCGCTGAAAGAATAGACGCAAATCTATTTGACATATCAATGGACGATATTAGAAGTATGCCAAAAGAATTGTATGATAGTAAAGTTAAAAAATTAGAAGATAAGACAAATGGTAGATTAGTTATTAAAGAGTATCCTACTGCGTCAGCTCATAGTGGTCATTTTAAAGCATTGATAAATGAACTAGCGTTAAAGAAAAGTTTTAAGCCACAAGTGATCTTCATTGATTATTTAAACATCTGTGCTAGTGCAAGGTTTAAAGGTGGTAATATCTCCAGTTATTTTTATATCAAAGCAATCGCTGAAGAATTAAGAGGTCTTGCTGTTGAACATGATGTTCCAATCTTTAGTGCAACACAAACAACAAGAACAGGGTTTGTAAGTACAGATATTGGTTTAGAAGATACATCAGAATCATTTGGTCTACCAGCAACTGCTGACTTTATGTTTGCTCTTATGTCAAACGAAGAACTAGAAGCTCTAGGTCAAATGAAAGTAAAACAATTAAAGAATAGATACAATGACCCTGGTATTAATAGATCATTTATTATAGGTGTTGATAGAGCCAAGATGAGGTTGTACGATACTGAAGGTGGTTCACAAAATATAGTTGGTGGTAAAGAACTAAAAGAACAAGACCCTAGACCTACACCAGAACAAACGTATGAAAAGTTTTCAGATTTTAAATAATATGGCAAAAAAACAAAAAGTAAAATTTCACAAAGGCGATAGACGACCTAATAATGAACAACCTAATCTATCTTATACAAAGAAGATGGTAAAGAGAGGTAAGGATATTATATGGCAAGTCATTGAAAGACCAACAAAGAACGTCATAAGCGAGTGCTTCTTTGAAGAAGACGCCCATAAATTAGTTAAGTTTCAAAACAAACATAAAGTATGGCACCCCAATGGTGGCGTACCTAAATTCTTATGGACAAGAGTTTAGTCTTATAAATATAATAAACAAGATTGATTTATATGGAAACCGTGAATAGACTTATGGATAAAATGAGAGAGAAATGTTTAGTTTTAAAGGATTTACAACACAAGATAGAAATACACATTTAGAACACCTAGAAGACGATATAATAAATCGTGGTACAAAGGGTGGTCAGAATGCGTTAAACTTTTTAAGATCGGTGAGAGATATGCTCGCTGGTTCTTCAAATAAAAAAGTTAATATGACAGTTAAATGGGATGGCGCTCCAGCTATCATCTGTGGTATTAATCCAGAAAATGGCAAATTCTTTGTCGGTACTAAATCAGTATTCAATAAAAATCCTAAAGTAAATTACACTACATCAGATATAAGTAGAAATCACTCTGGCGAATTAGCGAATAAACTTTCAATCGCATTAAAAGAATTAAAACGTTTAGGTATCACTGGCGTATTACAAGGTGACTTTCTTTTCTCACAATCAGATTTAAAAAAGATTAGTTTAGATGGTGACGATATGATTTCATTTACACCCAATACAATTACATATGCTG